GACCGATCTGCACGATAATGGCCATATTTCTTACATTCTGTGTTTTAGGATCATTCCTAATGTTAGGAACTGCCTACTCACTGTATAAAATAATGTTCGATTAGTTAAAATAGTGCTTGACACACCCCCTTGGTTCGGCTATAACTGGTGAACAAACAAATTAATGCGTGGTCGAGAAGCGGTTTCTCAACAGTCTCATAAGCTGTGTAACGTGGGTTCGAGTCCCACCCCCGCAACCAAATTGCCTCCCATGGTGATAAAGTTTCAGTGGCTTCTTTAAAAAGTCCACACCAGTTCAGGATAGTCAACGAAAATCCCCTGAAGGTTAGTAACTGGACTAGGTAGCACGTTGCAGTTCTTCAACTGATTAAATGCCGGTAGCAGTGCCGTGCAGACAAAGCTACGAAATTAATGCGGGTGTGGTCTAAATAGATGGGCCACTGCCTTCCAAGCAGATGATGCAGGCGCGATACCTGTCTCCCGCTCCAAACTGCCTTACCTAGGTTAATGTGCTAAGTCACCCTTGCCCAATAAGCAAGTCCCTAGAAGGCCGTACAAATTGGCTACTACGTGGTGTCCGACAAGACATGTGGTAGCCGATACCAACAATGGATAACTAAGATAGCAGGTGCTATCACTGTCCTGCTAAGACAAGTGCTGCTGAAAGGTAGTGGTTTTCGAGTAATCAGTTATCCGCCAATTGCAGTAGTAGACATGAGATTTCACGCTCACTGGCTCCTGCAAACTCTATGGATGACGAAGCAGGGCGGCCCCTGTCACCGCCTTGAAAGCGGATGGTACCGAGAGGTATGGTGATCGACACAGCCCGTTATCCGCCAATTCAATGCGCCCTTAGCTTAGTGGCTAAAGCACGGAACTTTTAATTCCTAGATCGTCAGTTCGAGTCTGACAGGGCACTCCAAATAATAGACTAGTAGTTGAATGGATCAACACGAGCCTCTTAAGCTCTACTGCGTGAGTTCAATTCTCACCTAGTCTTCCAAATATGTTGGTATCTATCATAATGGTAATGATCCTCGCTGTTAACGAGTACTATTTAGGTTCGAGTCCTAAGATATCAGCCAAACCAAGGTGTTGTGTGCAACTTAATACAAGAGAGTGTCTTGTGCCTTACTAATTAATGGGGTATGCTCAGGGTAAGCACGTTGCTCTTGCACAGCGATTGAGTAGGGTTCGAGTCCCTAATATTCCACCAATTCAATAGCTTCGCTATTTCAGCGAAGTGCCATGCCGATGTAGTGTCAATGGTAACATGCTTGTTTTGTACTCAAGCGTAGACAGTTCAATTCTAGTCCTTCGGCACCAATTAATAAGGGTCTGCACAGGCGTAGCACACTGGCCTCCAAAACCATGTGGTTAGGTTTCGAGTACCTAGACCTTTGCCAATCTAAAATATGTTGTCATAACTGAGTCTGGTAATAGGTAGTTCCCAAGGAACCTTTCAGTAGGGCGGAACCTAAGTTGCACGTAGCAGCCAACAACATACCTTTCAGGGTAAATATCGATTAGAAGATTCAAGGCCTTGGAAGCTTTGGGCCTTGGGGCAGTACCAAGTATCCTGACCAATTTCTATGGACGTGGGTTCCCCTGTGAGGGATAAGTGACTGTCTATCACTCCGCTGTGGGTTAGAATCCCATCATGTTCGCCAATTTCAATACCCCATTCTTGCTAAATGGAATAGGCTACTGGACTTTCAATCCGGGAAATGTCGGTTCGAGTCCGTCATGGGGTGCCAATTTATATGAGCCAATGTCCGAGTGACTAGGTAACAGATTGCAACCCTGTGTAGCTTGGTTAAAATCCAAGTTGGCTCTCCAATGGTTCTATAGCTCAACGGGATAGAGCAAGGGTCTACGAAGCCCAAGGTCGAGGTTTGAGTCCTCGTAGAATCTCCAATTATGTTTCATTAGCTCAGATGGTAGAGCATCGGTCTGAAAAGCCGAGTGTCGTAGTCTCGAAAGCTACATGGAACGCCATGCCTCTGTACCCCAATCGGTAGAGGGAGCGGACTTAGAATCCGTAAAGTTTCAGTTCGAGTCTGAATAGGGGCACCAAATTATGCTAGGTAAGGATTGTTAGTTGATCCGCTGGACTGTGAATCCGGACAGGTTGATGCAAATTCAACACCTAGTTCCACAAATATTCGAGAATAGTTTAATGGCAGAACGTTGGACTTTGAATCCAACTGTCCTAGTTCGAGTCTAGGTTCTCGATCCAATATATACTTATGTCGTTCTAATGGTAAGACAACGGTGTTACATACCGTAAGATGGTGGTTCAAATCCGCCCATAAGTACCATCCGTTGGCTGAACACGAGTGAGTTCCGCAGCCTGTAAAGCTGACGCCATTGTGGCTGTGAGAGTGCAAATTCTTTCCTAACGGACCAAAATTCCTATTGACCTAAACTCTCCCAATCTGTATGGTGTTTTTATTAAGCAACCCAACAGAAACGGAGAGTTTTGTTTTATGGCAATCATTAAGTATGGTGAGTACTTCAAAGAAGGCGGCTATATTCTTTCTACAGACCTAACGGACAGTGACGTAATTACGCCCATTGTCACCAATCTCAGCAATGTGACCAAGGGCAAGCCCTATGTGGTCATGGAGGCTCGACGCAGCGCCAGCCTGTACGAACAGAAGCGCGTCAATGGTTCGTACGACTATGTATACG